TAATTTTGTCATAACCTTTATTTTTACTTTTTTATTATACCTTAATATACGAAATATATCTCAGTAAGCCAACTTTTAATTGAAAAGAATTATCCTTTCAGTTTGATCAGTATTAACTAATCTTTGTTTCTCACTACGATAAACTGGTCGCTTCCATAGTCTCTCGTAAACGATATTATCTACTCTTATAGGTTCCCCTTCCATAATAGTAGCTGAAATTCTTGAATTCATTTTTGATTCGGCAATGTAATATAACTCATTCATAATTTTTATGTTTATTATAATATACGAAAAATATTTCAGACTATCTACTTATTCTCCTATTTCGTCCTCACTAATAAAGTAGTACTGTCTTCTATTTGTTCTAATATAATGCCATAGTCCTTCTAACCCATTAAACATCCATGCATTCTCATCTAAAAACTCTTTAATAGGTTTATTAGAAGGAAACATAAATAAGTGTATAGGGCGAACTAATTGCTCATGATGATTGCCAGGAAATATCTCTATATCTAAATCTGATTCCCATAAGAACTGATCTGGGCTTTTATGTGGGCAAAATTCATCTTTTAGTTTAAGATATTTAGAGTTAACAAAACCTTTAATAAATTTAACCATACTATCACTACGACCATAAAAGAAAATATCCCCAAAATCGTAATGTGGGTTCCCATAAGAATCTCTCTGTCTACCTTGGTAAGTATAGATTGTATTATTTTTTAAATTGTCAGTTATTTTGTAATCTCTCCATTCAAATGCATCAGCTCGTTTAACTATAATAACGTCATATTTCTTATTACTTTCAAGAATAGAGTCGACTGCTTTTTCTAATAAAAACCATATTCTTTCAGCAGCAACTAATTTACAAGCTTTATTTTTAAATATATTTATATTAGCATCTGGGTAGTGTTTAGTAATGTCTTTTCTAGTAGCTTTTTTTCTAATATCAAAGTTAAAACCAGTTAGAGTACATTTTTCCATACTATCCTCCCATATAGAAAAAAAATAATCAGGGTTATATTCAGAATAACTCTCATCCCAGAATTCTACAGCAGCATCAAACTGTCTATAAAACCCCCAAACTATAATAGCGACGTTCATATGAAACCTATAAGCTATATTATTGATTTAAATTTAGTATTGTCTTTATAGAACCAGCAGCATAAACTATATCTAAAACCTTCTGTAATTTTATTAACTTTGTGTTGCAATTTAGAAGGAAAAATAATTAAAGAACCAACATTAATGTTAGATTTAGTTATCTTTAAATTTTCTCTATATAGCAAATCACCCCCCTTAAAATTATTGTTTAATAATATAATAGCTGAAATAGTTTCGGTTTTAGGATTATTTAATCTAACGTCGTTATGCCATTCAAAATGGTCATCTTTACTGTATTGAATAAATTCGAAAGTAGAATCTACAGTAAGATCTTTTCTTATTTCGTTAACTATAAATATAAGTTCTTCTCTAATTTTAGGGGCCTCTATAAACTTAGAAGTACATCTTCTAACATGAGGTAGTTCAGGAATAGGTTTAAAATTGGATAAATTATCTTTTATAATTTTATTACAAATTTCTTCTGAAAGAAAATTATCTATAACCTTTAACATTTAATTAAATAGAAGCTTTCAAGTATGTAATAAAATTTGTAACAATTGCACGAACTTTAGTCTTCTGGTCAGCAGTAATAGGATGAACTGGTTTATTTTGTACTTCAAATGAAGTTTTTTCTCTATAAATTGCCATAGTTTATTTATTATGAACTAATATGTTGTTAGCATAAAAGTTATGGTTATCAGATACGTCTCTTAAATTATAGACTGTATGAGTTTCGTCTAAAATTTCTACTTTGCTTATAAATACATCCTCACCATAATTTGTATGCAATAGATCCATAACTTCTAAATATTCTGCTTGGATATACTTACCATTAGCATAAAAAGGATGTTCAAGGGTGCAGGTAATTTCCTTTGTATGTTTACCATCCGTAGTTATCTTAATTATTTTATTTGCTTCTAGAGTTTCTATAAAACCTACTACACCTACTTCGTCTAATCCGGAATCATGATTGTGAGTTAATATTTCCTCACCTTGAGTTATATCTTCTATAGCTTTATTATCACCGTTAGGTAAAGTAATTTCAGTACCTTTAATAAAGCATCCTCCTCTACCCGCTCCAAAGGGGTTATGAACTAATAAATTCATACTAGAGCCTTTAAGTATATAAGTATCTATTACTTCCATATTAGGTTGATAAAGATCATATTCCCCATTAGTATCTGAAATTTGATAAGTATTAGAAACTACTGAATAGGAAGTATTATTCTCGTCAAATACTTTATTACCGGGTAAAACTTTTTCAGTAGATTTCCAAGTAATTACATTAGAGCCAGTATCTAATACCGGTAATAAAGATACACTTCCTAATAAGAAAGTATCACCAGATTCTAATTCTAATTTGTATATGTCTAAATCAGGATTAAGGTTTTCTTCTACTAAAATTACATTAGAAGAAGTCAAATAGGAACCTGAAGGAAAGTTAGATCCTGAGTAAAACCAATCGTTAAGTTCAGTTACAGCATCAGTATCCGGAGAACCAGATACAAAGTAAGATTGGTAAAAGTAATCAGATCCAGAGTTAAGTGTTTGAATATTAAACGCATCACCTGATGAGCTGAGAATATTAGTAGTTTTAATTAAACCTCCCTTATACTTAGGATGATTCGTTGTAAATTCGTGTCTGTGTTTTTGATGGACCTCGTGAGAGACTTTGTCAGAACCGTCAAGACTCCCAGTAGTAATAGAAGAAGGAATATCAAATAAAGAAACTTGTTGATGTTCACCAACAAAACATAAATCTAAATCATTACCATATACTATTTGCATAGATCTTACTGAAGTAGTATAAGAACCTGATAGGTTGGGTAAAAAATTAGATATTAATACATCTTCTTTTTTTTGTTCTTCTATTAAAGTATTAAGTCTATAATCTGATCCTGTTTCCGGAAGACCTGCTTTTAAGAATCCTATAGATAATAAAGTAGCTCCAGATGCGTTTTCAGTTTTTTTAACAAAGTCAGGAATATTAGGGTCATTAAACGATTGAGAAATAGTATCTATTATACCGTGAACAGAAGAAGAATGATAAGAGGGAGGTAAAGAATCTAAATCACTATTAGTATTGAATAAACTATATAATTTTATTTCAGATTTAGCGTATTCAGAATCTAATATAGCTGCTTCATCGTAAGCCATTCTAAGTATAAACTTATTACTAGCATCTTCAACTGCACCTACATAAAGCGAACATGTTTCTTCTTCTTGAAATGTTATTGTAGTAATGTTTGAAACATTATTATTTACAAAATCTACTAATTTATCTACTATTAGTTGGTGAAAAGGCTTAAAGATAATATGAAGAGTATCCAGAGAGCTATCTGATAAAACAGTGCCAAAATCTGTAAAATCTAAATTTTCATTACCGGGGGTAGTTAAAGAAGTATCAGTATTAATTTCTAATAACCTAGCATTATTCGACGAATCGAATACAAAATCTGCTGAAAATAATGTTCCTTTCATTATATAATTTTATTATAAATAGCTCAGAATAACTATACTTCCTTATTCTGAAGCATGAAATAAATCGATCTACCAAACGATGCTGATACAAAAGATAGCCCTATGCCTAATCTAAATTCCTTTAAAGTATCTACTATTTCTTTTAATCCAAAATACCACAACGCTACTAATATTCCATCCCCTGCAATCATTAAAAATACTGGTAGTTGAACTCCTTCTTTAGGTATAAATTTACTTAAGTAAAAAAGTATAACAGTGAATAACGCTAAAGGTATCATAAATGATATACCTGCTAAAAAACTCATATAAAATTTATTTATCGTAAATATCTCTCCACGCTTTCTCTGACAGTTGACCCACACCTTCAACATAAAACATTCTATAGTCAATATGATCTGTTTTACGGTAAGGGGTTAACTCACCAGTTACTACGCATCTATCGAATTCTTCTTCGTTAAATTCTTCTTCCATATCTTGTTCATACATTGCTCCGCTTAAGCACATTTTATTTATCCTTCCAATTATAGTTCTTCATTCTACTCTGGCTACCTTTCTTTCTCTTTACAGCCTTTACTCGAGGACGATAAGGGATTCTTCCTTGATCACCCATACCATCCAAATCTATCGAGTCTGGTTGATGACGCTCATAATAGCCTTGAGTACCATTACCCTCTTCTCTTTGCTTCTTATTTTGATCAAATATCATCCAAAGAGTAAACCATACGTACAAACTAAAAATAGCTGCACCTACTATAAAAAATGCAAAACTCATCTCCGTCTTATTACCTGATTAATTGCTATACTAAATAGTAAAATAGTACCAGGCCAATGAGCCGAATACTGAGCTTCTTCTGTATTTCCGGAAAGGCCTAGCCCAACCGAATAAAGAAGACAAATAAATGCTATAATAATAGCATTCCATTTTAATAAAAAATCTTTAGCTTTTTCTTTCATTACAATTTATTTTATGATTAAACCATCCTCCACACTTACATTTAATCCAGTAAGTAGTAGTTGCTATAAAAGGTGAAGCAGCAGCGGCAGTCCAAATATTAGGATGCCAATGCTCTCCACAAATTCCTAAAATATGTTTTAAAACTTCTATCATTTGTATTTCTTAATTTAAAATCTCTTCGGTTTAACGAATTCTCTCTTTGAGTAACATCTCTTAAGTTAGAGATTCTATTGTTTGCCGGATTACCATCTATATGATCTATAACTTGATCTGGGTCTTTACCTTTAATTATTTTCCAAATAATTCTAGAAGTATTAGTATAAGAACCATTAACCCTGATATGGTAATAACCATTACCGTTTCTAGAACCAGCACGGTCTCCTGCTAATGCAGAACGATTTCTAACATCAAATTTGTGTCTTAACCCTGAAGGTGATGAAGGATCAACTTCATATCTTTCTTTTAAAAATTCTACACTAGGTAGTTTGTTTGCAATTGAATACATAATATAACCTATTTTTAATAATTAATATTCTATAATATAGTAAAAAACTTTGTAACTACCAACTTTTAAACTAATGCTGTAGCTAACTTAAACAACTCTTTATTAACTTTCATATCCTTCTCAAAGGATTTAATCTTACGTACCTTACGTACTTTAGCTCCAGTTAAAGCAGCATGAAAGTCTCCTTGAGTAATCTTCTCTTGAACAACATTGAAGACTCTCCAAAGGTCATTTCCTTTATCAGCATCTCTTTTAGGATCTAAAATATCAGTAATAGTCTCTTCATCATACTGAAGCTCTTTAACTCCAGCTCTAATAAGCATAGCATCTAAAGCTAATTTTCTCTTCTCTTCTTCAGTTAAGATTCTATTCTTCATATCATTCATTACCTGAACTCTATTAGGAAGATCTTCTACTGCTTGCTTAACTACATTTCTAAGTTCAGTAAAAGTATACCCCTTATGCTTAATATTAAAGTCACTAAATTTCTCATCAGCAACAACTAAACCGTTACTACATACTAGTCTAAATATACCTACTGAGAATTTAAACGATTGCATACCATCATGAGAGTTAGTAAGAAGTATTCTAGGGTAAGCATCATCACCATCAGCTGAAGTAATCTTAATATCTGGATTCTGGAAAGCAACCATATGCTTTGAAAAGATAGTACCTCCTTCTTTTCTGCTCTTTCTTTGAGCAGCTTGAACTGGTAACCATCCTAACTTATCTAGATCATCAATAATAGTTTCAGTGTTAACAAACAAGTATTTACTACTAACATCTGGGTTAGTAGGTGCATCTGCAAATACTAATGGAGAGGAGTTTCTAATCTGATCTTTGGTTAGGTACCCATCTAAACCTTTACCAAAACTTAACATAACATCTTTCATAATTATAACCTTTTTAATTTATATAATATAAATATAAGAATAAAAATTGTAACTAGCAACTATATCTCTTAGTTTTTTACCAAGTTTTAACTACTTCTAATAATTCCCAAGTATCAATCTGCTCATTAACTAAATTATTTTTATGATAATGATCTAAACTTGTTTTTAAAGCTCCTAACCATTCCTTTTGAGGAAGAGCTATTTCATAAGCCAATTCAGCTCCTTCAAAACTTAATTCAAATAGTTTTGCAGAACGAGCATTTTTTTGCATAGCTTCTTTAATACCTTTTACAACTGAATTAGTAATTCTAATATCTCTAGATTTAAAAAGAGATTCAAATTCTTCTGGGTTTTTAAAATGTAATTTAACCACGGCTTTCAGATATTTTTCTAGCTTTATCCCATACCTTACCTTTCTCTAATGAGCCAGTATCTGAATAATCTATTACGTTATTAGTACCCCAAGCATAAACTGGGCCAAAGTATTCATAAGTCATCATGGGAACATCTACGTTACCTAACTCAGTATATTGAGGTTGAGTTATCTTACGAGGTCCATTAAATGACCTAAAGTCTTTCGAAGTAACTCTCCGCCATTCACCTTCCATAAAAATTTCTAAAGAACCTGCAACGTTATATTCGTTAATAAGATTCTGTTGTTCTAGTCCACCTTTTTCTGCCATAACCTTTATTTTTATATACTATAAATATAAGAATAAAATATCAGAATTCCAACTTAAACTTTACTAAATAATTTGTTTTACGTTTTTATTAGAACCTTTTAACCAACCGTCTGTAAAAGATTCATTAAAGTTAGTAGTGTTGGATTTAAAGTTACCTTTTTCAATCTCTATAGTAGAGACTCTAGTCCAACATACAACTTGAGGAGGTTCACATACAAAGAGAGGTAAGCCTGAAGATTTATGAATCATTAATAGGTTATCTACTCCTGTAAATATACCTTTATCTTTTGTAGCTTGCCATAAAGTATTAGCTGTAGTAGGAGTAAGTCCACAAGCATGTACTCCGAATGAACGTTCTATTTCGATTAACCCGATAGCAGGAGAAGGAGGAGTATATTCATCTAACTCTGTTACTCTATGTCCAAAAGTAGTAATGGTATTATCTAATATATCTACATCTGTTACATCACCTTTTACAATAGCATCATGTTCTAATATAATGCAAGCTTTATCTAACTCTATAATACGTTTCCAGCATTTTATATGAGATGCATGCACATTACAATGCCCATCCTTATTTACATACTTCTTCTGTCTAAATGTACCCACAGATTTAAATGCTTCATCACAAGATAGAAATTCAACTGCATCTATAAACTCATAAGGAAGATTATTCTCTTCGCATGAAGCAGCACACATTTCAGCATACTCAATTGAAATAGGAACTTGGAGTCTTCTTATAATTAAAGCTCTATCTATTTTCATTTTATATAAACGGCCTTGTTATTGTACCCTCATATTCTTTGCGAGCTATTTTCATTCCAGTAACTTCTCTTTCAGGTTTAGAAACTTCTTCTATAAAATCTATAGATTCTTTAGAAAGAGTTACTTTGACCTTTTCTCTATATTGAGTTTTTGCTCTGGTATTGTAAAATAAATCTGCTAAATTTTCAGGAAAGTTTAGTTTTTCTGATATTCTTGAACAGTCTTCATACATTTTAGATCCTGGTCCTGAATCCTTACTGTATGTAATATAATCGTCAGTAATGAGTTTATTATCTAAAGAATATATATTCCAGTTTTCATCACTTACATTTTTCTTACCGTATAATCTTCGTTCCTTTAATAATTTAACCCATTCATTAATATGGTCTGGGGGTGGATTTTTAGGGCCTGAGTTCTTTTGAAAAAAGTATTTACTAATAAAAAGGTCAACTGGTTCTCTAATAATAGTAAATTTAAAATAAGAATTAAATATATCCTTATCTCTGTATTGAGGTGCTTCTAGAAACTTTAATAAATCTGCAGCTGTACTATGATTTACTAGACTACCAGCATTTTTATTATTAATACCTAAATTATCTCTCAATGCTTCTTCTTCCTCACTTCTTATTCTTGTGACTATATCACTATCAGTAGTAAATTTACCAAGAGCTAGTTCCATACTAGTTCCGCCAACTTTTTTACTCTTAAAAAAATAAACTTATACTTGTGATTTATAATCATTTACTATTACTTAAAACTCTAACTTATAGTCACTAAATTTAATCATATAAGAAGTCATTTTAGTACCGTTACCGTCTTTGAATTCGTAACCTTTTCTAAAAAATTTCTTTACGTTACCAGCACCAGCTAAATGAGCTGCTGCTAATATACCTGATTCAGTTATAAATATTCCATTGATAGTTTCCCCATGAAATTTTTCAATCTGTTTTCTTAATATATGTTTATTGTGACTTAATAAAGCATACATAGCTTCTTCTTGAATAGAAGCATTAGCTAAAAACTCTCTATTAGATACGTTATCATATCCTAATGCGTTAAGAGTCTTTCTACCAAACTGATACTTACCTAAGTAACCGAATTGATTGACTGCTTTATACTTTCCGGAAGACTCTCTCATTCCTAAGTCTTCTAAAAATTGATTGTGATTTTTTATAACAAGCACTACTTTTGGTGCTTCTATCTTTGGGGTATTATCTATCAAGGCCAAGGGCCTCGACGGAGGTTCTTCTATTGGTTCTACTTGTTGTCGACTATACATTGTAAATGCCATCACAACAGTAGATAGCAAAGACACTGCAACAGTTAATAATAAGTTTCTCATAAAAAAATGTTTTGATTAAAATAAGTCTAGGAAACCTTTACCTATATTTTTTTCTCTTAATTTATCATTGAGCTCTGACTGCTTAACTAGATCGTCTGCAACCTTTCTTTCTAATGGCTTTTTCTTTTTCCAGGTAGAAAATTTATCGAATTTTTTCTTTGCCATGTGTATAAATAGGTTTAGAGTCTAGAGATGTATTCATCTCCAGGATTTTCCTCGTTATATAAGCCTAGTTCTTTAAGATGCTCAATATGATGTTCATCCAATTCCCAATCAGGTTCTTGATCTTTTGTTCTCACGTAGTCTTCCATTGCCTCTGCACGTTTTTCTTCAATAGGTGATGCTGCATACAAAAACGAACAATTATAGCAGAGAAACTCGAGATTATCTAAATGCCAATTTTTTTTATTTCCATCTTTAAAATTAAGAATAACAGGTATTTTTTGATCAACTACTCTTCGTTCAGCAAAGCCACATTTATCACAAACTTCGACTAATTTACCTTCACTTAATAATCTAGCTTTAATCTTTCTAGGATCGAAATGCTCAATTGGGACTCTTCCTTCTAATAAATCTACTAACGGTACTTCTTTATCACCTGCAACAGTAAATTTAGGAATTCCTTCTCCTGCTTGATTCATATGAGACTGTAATAAAGTTTTACCTTCATCATTCTTATACATTTTAGCATACTTCTTATAATGATTATAAGATACATGCAGATACCTAGCAGCAGCCATATTAGATCTCGTTACTTTTTGAGCTCTAATAATATCTTCTTTAGTTAATATTTTAGTAGGGCGAGGCATTAATAATCAATTCCTTCTATACCTTGTTTTTCTTCGTTGGGATCAAAAGTATTAAAAGGAGTTTCTTCATCTTCTAATACATTATTAACTTTTTCTTTTACTGACTGAGATACAGCAGTTTCGTCTACATCTAAGTCTAACATTTCCAAGTGCACTACTCTACCTGATAGCTCAGCTTGTTTTTGTGCTATTTTCCTAGCTCTATCTTGATCCATAATAATAATATCGTTGTATGTATGATCACCAGAACCTTCTACAGTAGTTATACCTACTACAGGTTTAGCTGTTGAACAATGAACACATACGTGATAGCCCATTTCCTTTCTCTTAGGATGTAGAGTCATTTCACCGCATGATGGACATTTTAACATTTGAATACTTTGCATAGTTTGAGTCATATAACCGTTTTTTAATTAGATATAAATATAAGAAAAATTATTCAGAAAAACAACTATTCTTTACCTAAAAGTTGTACTACAGACCAAAGCTGTTCTGGAGTTTTAAGATCATAAGTTTTAGTACTACTCTTACTTACTTCTAAAGTTACAGTACCATCCCAATCATCAGGTCTAGTAGCCTCATAAATATATGCTTGGATTAAACTTATCTGAGGTTTATTAAAATTTAATTTAAAAAGATCTTCTATAACTTGAAAAAACTTATCTTCATAAGTAGTCATATCCATGCCAATTTCATCTTGCATAAAATCTCTTCTTTCTTCTATCTCTTTAAGTTTTTTGATTATATTTAAAAACAAACTTTTTTTCATAATAGATTGATCTACTTCCTTAGCACTAATTCTAACCCTAAGGTTAAAGTAATTATTAAATACCCTTCTAACTGTATTTTTATGCTTCATATCTATAAATATACGAAAAATTATTCAGAAAAAAAACTAATAACCACCGCCGCCTCCGCCGCTGGATCCTCCTCCAGATACTGAACCACCTCCTGTTGAAGGGTAAGATATTCTACCTGGATCTTCTACCACAGTTTCAGTACTGACTTCTTGAACTATATCTACTTCTTGTTGTCCTTCTTGCTTATCAGGTCGAATAGTTCTTGTTGTAGATTTAATTCTTTTTCTAGGACCAAATTTAGTATCTTTGGAAAAGGCATTTTTCTTTTCCTCTGCTCTTTTTCTTTGATCTTCTTTAGTTCTAAATTTATCTTTATTAGGACTCCTATTAGCAATTCTCTTTCGTTCTAATTCTTGATCTCTAGATAATTTTTCATCAGATATAGGAGTCAAATTTACTGTCGTTGTTTCTTCTGGGATTCTTTTTATAACTGGTTTATCATGAGTGTACCCAAGTTCATTATATTTAACATGATCTTCGTAGGTCTTAACCATTATCCCTTCACTAGTCTCAGGATCATACATCATATGAGGATTAAAATCCTTAACTACTAATTGTGTAGCTAAACCTTTATTTCGATTTACTGCTTCTTCAGTTCTTATTTTCCTTCTATCCTCATAAGAAGCAACAACAGTAGCTTCTTCTATAGCAGCAGCTAAAAGTATATTATCTTTTTGCTTAATATCTAAAGAATCTAAAGAGGCTATTTTTCTTACTGAATAAAGTTTTTGAAATTGTTTAAAAGGTAATTTAAGCTTACGAATAAAATTTAAACGAGCTACAACTGGACTATTAGCTTCAATTCTATCCTCAGGATCATCAGGAACTATGTTAGTACGTTTAAATACTCGTTCACTTTTTTCTTTGAAATAGAGACCGTATAAAGCCATTTATTATACCTCTTTGTTATCATTAGCATCGTTAGGTTGATACTCAGATTCAGGATTAGTTCCTGATAAAGCTTTTCTTATAATTCGATCAAAGTATTCTATATAAATAAAGAAACCTATAATAGTCTTATCTTTGAGATTTCTATCTCTTTCAACTTTCATATCGAATTGCTCTAATCCTTTCGATAGTCTTTTTTCTAATTCTATAGCAATGTCATTTTGCTCTGTAGAAGTAATAGAGCCGAATTGAGTAGGGAGAAACTGAACCTTTACTCCTTTCTTCTGTGGATCTTCGTTAGTATCCACTTTTAATACAAACGTGTGACCAGCAAATTTAATTCTAGCAGCTTCGCTTATTAACTTTTTTACGTATTGTTCGATTTTATTACTCATAATTGTATATTAGAATATAGGTACTACATTATAAATAGCTAGGAGACAGCTCTTCCTTTCATTCTTTCCCAATCTCTATCGCTTCTAACTTTATTGTTTGTTTCTTGTGTAGCTTTAAGTACTCCGTTAGTTGTATTATATTGATAAGATAAGTAGAGTAACGCTGCCAAATCCTTAGGGAAACAATGGCCACCAAATCCCAAGTCTCCATCATGACCTGGAACTCCCCAATGTGATTCACCTAATCTATCGTCTAAAGTTGCGTACTCTACTACCTTATCGTAATCTATATTTAATTTACTACATAGCTGATATATTTCATTAGCAAAAGATATTTTAGTTGCTAAGAATGTATTAGTCATATACTTTATCATTTCTGCATGAGAAGAATCAGTCTTAATAATATGTGATTTAGGAAAAACTTTACTAAAAATAGTCTTAACCTCTGTAGTTACAGGTCTTGGTCCTCCAATTATTATCCTATTTTGATTTTCAAAATCTTTTACAGCATTCCTTTCAGTTAAAAATTCAGGATTAAATACTATATTTAGAGCTGGGTATTGTTTATTAAATTTATCTGTTGTTCCTGGAGGTATAGTAGATTTAATTATAATAGTTCTTTTAGTCTCTAAATTGTCTGCAACTAGATCTAAGTTATATAAAGATTGTTCAAGTATAGTAGTATCGCAAGACCCATTCTTATTCATAGGAGTTGGAAGACATACGAATATAGTTTCACTTCTAAATATTAAATCATCTAAAGTTGAATTAGATTTTTCTTTATCTAAATCGTAAGTTAAAACTTCATAGAAATTTTTAAACTTTTGATATACTGCATTACCAACAAAACCTTGACCTATTATTCCTATCATCCAAGTAACATATTTTTAGCGTTAGAACTTCCTTCTTCTAAAATTTTATGACTTACTACAGCTCTATGTCTAGACCACTGATCAATAGACCATTTTAATCTATCAGTAACTAATTCTACTTCTTCTTTAGTCCCATCTGCATGAGTAAATTCTATTAAGTATTTCTTTTCCATTTAAAATTGTATTCCTTTAATTAATTTACCTTTAGGTATATGAGAATTATTTTCATAAATACCTGGAGGTGTTCCCCATTTATAAATATAAGTTTCAGCAGCTGGTGCTTCAGTAGCTTTGAAAGCTTCTCCCTCTTTGCCGTTCTTAGTAGCAGTAGAACCAAAGTGGTAAAAATGTTGACTATGTGTTCTAGTAAAAGTACACCCAGCTAATTCTAACTTAAGAAAGAAATCCCAGTCACAAATAAAAGGTGATTGGTAAACAGTATCAAATCCCCCTACCATCATATAATTCTTTTTAAATATGGCAAAAGGAAATATACCTCCATCATCTGATACTTCGTTAGAACTTATACTGGTTTCATAAAGAACAAAATCATCATAGTCAAACTCCTCTGGGGTCTTTCCAAGATCTTTCACAGGAAAATTAAACATACCTGGTCCTGTAGGTTCAATTTGATTTATAGTTATTACTTCTCCTTCAGACATATCTGCCCATATAGAATCCCAACCTACACATAGAACATTATCATCATTAATAATCATTATTCGTTCATTGGTAGCATTCATAACTCCTAAATTAAGAGCCATTTGCATACCAAGATTACCTTCTAGAGGAAGTACTTGAACTTTTCCCTTGTATTTCTCTAAGACATCTTTGCTTTCTTCTACAAAGCCATCTACAACTACTATTATTTCGTTCTTATCCTTATAGTTAATCTGACCTTCTACGGCAGATTTAAGACAAATATCCAGATACTTCGGGTTGCGGTAAGTTGGTATTATTAGACTTATCATTTTTCCAAAAATTATATATTCCTTTTTCTAATTCATATTTTTTCCAGACAAATCTTTCTCTGTTAGGTTGAGTCTGAGCCCATTTCCACATCTCAGTCAATCCGTCTTCTAAAGAAGTAGTATGTTCAAAACCTAATATTAATTCAGACTTCTTCCATGTTGGGTAAGCATTTTTGACTTCATGTCTAGCTTCTTCATATACTACCTCAATCTTTTCTATAAGAGCTTTATCTCCTCCACCTATAACATTTCTTACTACTCTACAAGCTTCATTAATAGTTGTGAACTCAGGACCTCCTAGGTTAATTATTTCTTTAGATGCTTTAGGAATAAATGCAGCCTTCCACATTGGCTCTAAACAATCATCTATACTACTCCAAGCTCTTCTTTGAGAACCATCACCAAAGATAGTTAGAGGTATATTATTCATATATTGATACATCCAAATACCTAAAACGTTCCTATATTTATCCCATATATTTTGATTACGTCCGTAAACGTTGTGAGGTCTGAGTATACACCAATCTAATTCATGCTGTTCACCGGCACATTGTATATCCATTTCGCAGGCATACTTAGCAATACCGTATGGATCTATCGGACGAGGAGGGTCTATTTCTTCAAAAGGTCTTTTACCTTGCCATCCATTACCGTAAACGGCCATAGTAGAAGTAAATACTAACCTTTCTACGTTATGTTTAATACATTCGTTAACTATAGAAGCAGTACTCTTTAAATTATTATCGTAGTTAAAAGTACGAATGAAGGGAGATAAACCTTCAGCAGCATAAGCAGCAAAATGATATACTATATCAGGTTGCTCTAATTCAAATATATCTTTAATCTTATCATCAAAAGTATTTGCTTTGTAAAATTTGACCTCTTTAGGTATATTACTTTTATATCCTCCTGAAAGGTCATCTATACCTATAACGGTATTACCAGGTTTCTTCTCGATTATATATTCGGCTAATCTGCTTCCTAATAATCCAGCTACTCCGGTAATTAAAATTGTTTTGTTATGCATATTTATTCCAATCTATTAGTGGTGACAACCAAGCAGTTTCTCCATGAGTAGACTTACCTGGTATAGGGGTTATTAATAATTGATTTTGCTCTCTTAGCTTAAGAAACATTTGGAAATCATGAGGGTGAGTTCCATTAGTAAATTCTCTTAAAGTTCTTTCAGTCTCTTTCAAAGTTTTAACCTTAGCGGCAAAAGTCATAGTAGTACTATTAGTTATTTTCCAATGAGAGTTACTAGTTAAATACACTCTAGTATCTTCTGCTCCACCTTGACAGTATGGATTACCTCCTCTATCTGGAGAAAGATACTTATCAGGATGATCATATAAAGATACGAAAGAAGCTCCAATATCGAAACCTTCTTTTAATATTTTTTTAGCATCTGGGGTGTGCAGATAATCATTCTCAATAAAGTAAATTATTTCTTCATCACTATAAGTTAATGCTTTATCTAATGCTAGATTAAAAGTACCTGCTCCATGACCTACTTTTACATATTCAATACAATCTTCAGGAATATACTCAAGTATCATTTTTTTAGTATCCTCAGATATATTATCAGCTATAACAGTAAAATCGTTAGGAAGAAATACATCTACAAAATTCCTTAAACATATTTCGTTAGTAATAAAATCGGGTTTGACTTTATTATAACCTGCGTCCGATATTCTATAAATTATTTTCATACTTAATAGGAAAATCCGTACATATACCTGCACAGTCTAAAAAAACTTTTTCTGTCTGTATTTCTGGTTTGACACAAATACTATTATAAGATAAGAATTTATTAGGGAAAGTCCAAATATATCCTTTAGAAGTTAAAACATAATCATCAGATTGATGCCAAAAATAATTTAAATAATTACCATCATAATCTATATCTTTTAGTTTATTTAAAGTATCAAAAGATTTAGCATGAACCCATAATTTAGTATAAAACTTTTCTAATAATTCAAACGGAAAATCGTACTGAGGTTCATCATGTCCTAAATAAAACTTTTTATCTTTAAACCATACATCTATTTCAACTTCATATCCTTTTTCAATAGCACTTATAATTTGAGATGGTTTGTTTTCTTGTTTAGGATCAGGCCCTGATAAATTTCCTCTATGTGATATTATTTTCATCTATAAAGAGAATGCCAGAATAGTTCTTGAACGTCTATTTTCATAGTATCTAAATATTGTTTAAGAATAAATTCACAACAAAAACCAATGTCAGAAGAATGCATTATATAATCAATATTATTATAAAGATTGCAGTATATATCCATATTAGATTTATTTGAATATGCAAAACAATCTACTAATCCTTCATCACTCCAACACCCATAAGGAACTAAGATAGAAGAAGCGTTAAGATTAAAATCAATTTTCTTATTTAGCTGAACATCAAATCTAGATCTAACTACCCAATCGTATTCTATACCAGTTTCTATTATATAATCATTTAGAATATTATTAGACTTCCAGATAGAATAAAACATACTAAAAAGGTAATCACTTCTTATATGAGGAAGAGTTCTTTCAGCATATTTACCGAACTTAAAAAATCTTTGCTTCTCATAAAAAGTTCGAGTAGGATTATAAAGTTTAGATACAGTATCAAATATACCTTCTTCAACTTCTTTTCCCATAGGATGTCCTCCAGCATTAATATAAGGTTTACCTATTTGCTCTTCGTCAGGTATCCAACTATGAATAAATACATCTACATCATTTCCATCTAAAACAAATGGCTTTAAAACTTTTTCATAACCTTCCTCAACAAATCTAGGCTGTCCTGAGATGCATAATGCTATTTTTTTCATAATTATGCTTTACCCCATTTAGATATAGCTTGAAAATATTCTACTCCATACTTTTTATCTAAGCTTTGTCTCATTGCTTTAGCTCCTGCTAAAGTACCTTCGGGATGTCCATGAATAGCTCCTCCAACATTAGCCATAAAATCATTACCAACTTTTTTACAAACCAAATCAGTTAGCCCAGGATGAAACCCGCAACTTAAAGCTGGCATTACTCCATATTTATGTAGTTCGTCTACTGAATCTAATACTTCGTCTTCGTCCCATTTATAGTACCCTCCTATCATACCTGCATGAATAAAGTCTACTCCCATCATACCTGCTAGTTTACTAATAACTTTCCATTCAATATAGTAATTATGTTTACGGTTAGTAAGTATTTTATCTCCACTTTTTTGAAAATGTACAAATAATGGAAGATCAAGTTCTCTTATAGATTTATATATACCCATTCCACACCAGAAATTAACGTGAACGCTATTACCTCCTAGCTTATGAACAAGTTTTACTCTCTCTAGTACTTGATGAGGATCAGCATGGATAGAGACAGAATAAATAACATTTTTATCTTTCAAGTAATCCATTATTAATGGAACTCTTTCTTCTATAGTACAGAAAGAAGGGTTAGACATAATTTCATCCTCTTTAATAAAATTAACTCCTCCTTCTACTAATTCTTTTACCATCTGTAAGAGCAGACTAGCACTTATACCAGTTTTAGGTTTAACTATAGCACCTAGTAAAGGTTTATTATTTACTCCTGTAAATTTTCTTATGCCTTCTATTCCAAATTTAGGTCCTAAAAATAGATCATGAACCGATTGAGGAAAGTATATATTTAATACTTGACATACATCAATTGATTCTATATCCATTTGACCTCCCATAATGTTAACTAACAAATGAGCAATACCATCAGTTTTAAAATCTATATTAATTACAGGAAAAGCTATTTTAACCTTACCTTCTTTTTTTTGACTTAAGTTCTTTTCAGTATCTAATATTAAACATGAATACTTTTCGAATAATTCATCAGTCTCCCATCTATTACGAACGTTAGGATTACCGACACTTTGACCTATAGCAAGTTGCCATGATGCTTCTCTAAGATTAATAGAGGAACCTAGATAGTATTCCACTATAAAATATTCATCTTTATTTATCTGAGATTCTAATTTAAATATATTCATTAATTTATACTAAGAAATTTATTTAATTCTTCAGGAGTTCCCATACCGTGCATCTGTGGTATAGCGTATGGAAGAACCATCCCACCTTTTTCTATCAGTTGATTATAAACTGGGCAGACATAAAATTCATTATTATACCTTATGTTTTTTTCTATCATATTATTAGTACAGTCTATATAGTCTCTTCCTTTTTTCCAATAGTATATTCCTACTGTTGCATGATTACTAATAACTTTTTTTTCTGCTACTTCAGTTATATAACCATTCTCTATTTTAGAGTAACTATGTTTAGGAGAATTAGATATAAAAGAAAGTATAGCTCCATCAGCATTTCTTCTGTTAACGTAATCATAAAAATGATTAGGAGCCCAATCTATCCATTGATCAGAATTAGCTATCAATAAAGCATCATCTGTATTTATTAAATCTTTAGCAAGTAAAGTAGTTGATGCTGCTCCTTCAGTTAATCCATCCGTAATAATAATTTCACAGTCTGGTTTAATTAATTTAAGAATATATTTTAAAGAATATTTTTCGTAATGTTCTTTTTGGACTATAAAAATATATCTACCTTCTAAAGCAATATTTTCGACCACGTGTTGAATCATAGGTTTACCTTTAACATCTATCAATGGCTTAGGAAGATTATATCCTGCCTCTTGGAATCTACTTCCAGCTCCAGCCATTGGAATAAGTATATTTAATTTTTTAGTCATAGTAATAATTTTATTTGTTCAACAACTTGTTCATCTGATAGGTAAGGGTCTAATGTTTTATGCTTACCCTCTTTAAAATAATTTTCGGGTCCTAATTTAGGCTCATTAATTTTTTTTATTACTCCATTCCATCCATACAGTTGATGTATAAAATCTCCTGTAATAATGGTACTGGTGCCAACTCCTGCAGCTAAATTACATAAACCTCCTTCAGCACCTACAAAAGCATTACAGTATTTCATAATAGAAGTTTCAAATAAAATAGATTTTGAATCGTAATCATCAGTATTAACAGTTTGATGTTGATTGCTTCCATCTACTCCTACTGTTAATATAGTAAAATAATCTGAGAGTACCGAAATAATTTTATCTGTATCTCTATGAGCCCCACCATAACCTAAATTTGGAACATCTATTCCTGCTTTATATTGCTCTTCTGTAAAAGTAAAAGTTTTCTCCTTCCAATTATTCATAACAGCTATAACTTTTTTATTTTTAGGCAAATCAGTAAATAAAGTCTGAACAGCTGAATCCAAATCAGGATCGGTATAAAGTTTATATTCAGGGCTTTTATCCTTTATTCCTGCTTGCTGTTTATATTCTACCACTGGAGGTTTAGTAAACGATAAAGGACCTAATTGTATAACTTTCGAATACGTTAACTGAAATTCAACGCTAGTTGAAGGAGCTGGACCTGGATTAGGAGGTACGAATACTTTGTTTATAAAAGGATTATTATTTATTAATTTTCTCATTTGAGGAAACCCTATCAGGTAATCAACAGTATCGTATTCTTTTTTTAGAAACTCAGCTAAAGAAGACGCAAAAGCTATATCCCCAAAGTAACCATAAGTAATTACTAGAACTTTAGTATTCTTCATATGATTTTTCTTCTGTTAAACTAGAGTCAGTCATTTGATTTATAAACTTTTTAATAATACTTCTTTTATCATTTTGTCTATAAACTGATCTTGCAAGCTCTATAAATTTACTATCAAACTCTTTATTCTTTTCCTTTACTCTAATAGCATCCTCTATATCCCATAACGTTTCATTAACTTCTGAAAGATGCAAATACTTTTGTTTAAGAGGTTCTTTAAATTTTTCTAATAATTCTACTACTTGAGGGTTTAGAGCTTCAAACTCAATCATAATATTATTAAGTTTAGCTGTATCGTTTATTTTAAGAAGTTTGAGTTCTATAATAGAAATTTTATCTAATAACTCTCCTGGTGAAATATTAACTTTTATATTCAAAATCTTTTATTTTTAACCATCTTACATTAGAATGATCAGGCATATCAAACTCTTCTACCTTACCGTTAACATTATTTAAACCTACTTCAGTATCTGAGGTAAGATTCATATAGAGTTTATTATTATTTACAAAGTCATTATCGTTATCATCAGGTTTACTATCCTTATGGTATAGAGCATAAAATAAAGCTTTGTTATTTCTTTTCCAATTATATCCTAAAAATCTTAATCTATCTCTAGTTGCATCATCTTCCTTACCCCAACCTTTGAAAAAAGGATTTAGTCCATTAGTTTTAAAAAATAATTCTTTTGAAAGAACAAATACCCCTCCTGAATGATCTCCTACTGTAACGTGAAAATTTCTATACCCAGCAGGAATATCTTCAATTTTTCTCGGTTGATTATTTTCATTTAAAAATAAAACTTTACCAACTGGGTAAAATGGAACATCGACTTTAGTATCATAAGAAATATCTTCAACAGGGTAGTAATCAACATCATGAAATATAAAAATATCTCCTTTAGCTCTTACTGCGGCTAAATTGTATAAACTATTCTTCTGAAACTTTTCATTATTATCTTGTTCAGCTATAATAATTTCATAGTCTTTACTATCAAAAAGTTCTTCTAGTCTAGGAAGAAGCATTTCTAAATGTGACTCTCTATCTCTATATGATATTATAATACTATACATCTTTTATTCTATCGTATTGATGAACTATTGGGTAGTACGGAATAGTACTATAATCAAATTCAACTAACCCATTTACTATAACCTGAAGATGAACAGCGATCTTATCATGTATGCTGGTAAAAATAAACTTATCTTTATATAATGTTCTAGCTAAGTAATTAAATGAAGTTTGATCAGCTACTTTAGGTTTACCAGCGGATAGTAAAAATATATCTCTGCTTAAATCTCTAACTAAATCAGCTGAACCTCCAAAAACTCCTACGTTAAGTACTTCTTCTTCTTTAAAATCAAATCCAAATATACCGATATTATAAATTAAATGCTGCATATTCCATTCATCATCTTTATACTTTATAACTTCTCCTGTAGCTACTAACTTGTCGGATGGAAGCATAGTAAAAGGATCACTATTAAACTTAACGTCTTTTACGTCAGTTACTAATACTTTATTATACTTCTGTTCTTGTAGATACTTATGAATATACATAAATCTCATATTATGTATAAGATCAAAGCTATTCTGCAAATTCATTTTACCTGTGTGATGTTCAAAAAAATCTTTTTCGTTACCCCAAAAATCGAAAGTAGGAAGAATGTATTTTATATTTTTAGATTCTAAATATGGAAGTAATTCATTGTTGTCTTTAGCATTAAATACTATAAGAGTTCTACTAAAGCCATACTCTGAGGTATCTACCCAAGTTTTAATATCTTCTACACCGTAATTTCCGCTTACAGCTCCTATAAGTAAATTATCTTTCATTTAAAAATAAAATATCTTCTTGGTGTGAACCATGATTAGTCTGAATGTCCAAAACTATAGCAGGTTTAAACTTAAAATTATCCATATATTTAAGTACTTGATCTACCAAAGGAGCATTTAAATTATATTCATTAAACGAAACTTCTAACAGAATACCTTTTGCTTTTTTGCATAATTCTTTTCCTCCTTCTAAAATATCTAGCTCTGATCCCTGGGTGTCAATTTTTATTAGATCAAACATCGAATCTTTAGTAAATAAATCGTCAAGTTTAATACCGTCCTTTTTAATTACATCTAATTGATCGTCAGAGTAAAATTCAGTTAGTTCTCTATATATTGAATTACCAGTACAGGTTGGATCATTTTTGCGACTAAAAAATTCATACTTAGTATCATCTTTAGTCAATAGGCAAATAAGATAGTCATTAGTAATTTCATTTAAATATGGTTCACAAGCATCTGAAGCTTCTATAGAAAAAATATAGCTTTCTGGCCAAATGCTTTTAGCATTAGAATGAAACTGCCCTACATTCGCTCCTATATCTAATACTGTTTTAGGATCAAAATAGTTATTAATTAATGAGAGATTCATAATATTTATTCTGTATTTCTTGACGGTCAATCGTCTTTGGATGATACAATGCTAATTTTTCTTCCGCTGGTAATGGAGCGTAAGCTTTAAAACCAGTAAGTACTTCATGTACTTTATTTTTCCATTTGATCTCAGGTTTATTTTTCCATATACGCCATTGATAGTCCGGCCAGTTTATCCAACCTTTATTACTTACATTCCATCCCCATTTTTTAGTATGACCTTCAGTAAGACCTTCTACAGTATTTACTCTAGGAACTAAATAAACTTCATTGTTAGGATTAGATTCTAATATCATAGGAAGATAAGTAAATAATTCTTTATTAGGATATTCATCAGCATCTATCTGAAATATATAATCCCCAGAACAGTACTCAGTTAATTTATTTTTCCAATCAGCAAAGTTACCTTTAAAAGCTCCTCTCCAAAATTGAAAACCAGGAAGATTAGATTTTTTTGTTAACCAAGTAGGTATTTCAGAATTACCGTTAGTTTGATCATACAACACCACTATGTCGTCTTGTGTCCTTTTATTAGCTAAAATCATTTCAACTAACCTGATTATCTCAAATTGTTCGTTACATACTGTTATAGCGAAGGTTATTTTCATTTAACTGTTGGTTTAGTAAAATCAATACCAAAGAATCCTATTTCCTCTAAAGCATCTATAAATCCTTTTTCTCTTGGAAAACTTTTTGCATTATTCATATCCATTTTAGTAGCCTGACCAGCAGGAAACTTACCAGATTGAATTTCATCTTCTGTAAGAGAAATAGATTTAACAGCCGACCATTTCCAGTCATCTTTAGAAGTACCATCAGCAAAAACCATTCCGGAATTAGGAATAGATATAGTAGCAGGAAACCATATTAACCCATCTTTATCAATCTTCCTAATATCTTTAAAAAGTTCTGGTGATGATTCTATTGCATTAGCTACTTGTTGCGATTTTTCAATCATTAAAGTAGTAGTAGTAAAACCACTCCCGAAATCTAAATAAGAAGTAATTCCATCGTTTAGTTCAGTAACATAACAAGCATTACTATCACTGACTGGGCTTTGTATTAAGTTATCCATTTTTTACTAATTTAGGTAATTTTAGAGAAGGAAGTTTCAGTTCCACTTGCTTTGGAAATTCAGGAATATATTTATCAAATAAACTCTTTATAATTTCTTCCATAGCTTCAAAGCTAAATAGTTTTTTATTTCTATGAGCTAAAGATTTTGCAGGTTGAATATAATTTTTATAATTCTTATAAGTTTCTTTAAAAGCATGCCCTACTTGATTATCATCAGGTTTAAACCATTTCGCTTCAGTAAGTATCATATCTTTCATACTTGCTGACTCATGAACGTTTTCTAATGAACCTCCTATGAGAATAGCTTTATCTTTATCTAAAAAATCAACTTGTCCTGACCATCCTGATGCTACTATTGGTTTACCGGTTAAACTAAATTCAAGTAATGGCCTTCCAAAACCTTCTCCTTTTGTAAAGCTAACCATCGCTTTAACTTTAGGATGATTATATAATTGATTCATTTCATAGTCTGATATTTCTCCGTGAAGTATATAAATTTTAGGTAATGTTCCTTTAGTCTCTCTTCTAATAGCATTTATCTGTCTAAGTAAATATTCTTGATCGATTATTGAGCTTCCTACTTTTTGAGTTTTAAGTATTAAAGCAGGTTTCTTCATTTTATTTTTAAATACTTCAGTAAAAGCTTTAATTAAATAACCTATATTTTTTCTATCCTCCCCGAAATTACCTTGCATCCAATGTCCTACAGATAGATAACAAAATGATTCTTTAATAGAATCTACTGACTTAACTATTTCTGTATTAGAATTTACTTTAGTAACAAAGTATTTAGATAAATCAGCTCCTTCTAATAATACTTCTACAGGAGTAGTAACTTTTAAATCTCCTTCTTTTTGTTTAGTTTGATTATTTATTTTTTCAAATACAGTTTTTTCGAATACGTTTTTGCTGTGTTGTGAAGAAGTAATTACAAGATTCATTCTATTACAACCCTCTAACCAACTACCATGACATATAGTAGTTTCTATACCAGCAGTTACTCCTATGTTATATTTTCCCATAGGTTGAAATTCATTAGGAACAGTAATTTGTATCCATATATCTGGTTTTGATTGTAACTTATCTACTATTCTAGAACTTAACTCAGTATCATTATGATCTTTTAAGTACCCGAATCTAGTATTACCCCATCTTTGAGAAAGTATCTTTATCTCATACCTGTCTAAATTAATTATAGCTTTGATTAAATCTCTAGCTCTAGCTCCATACCCTGAGTAGGTATCTACAGGAGCGCTAATAACCATTATATCTTTATTCATTTAAAATTTTTATTTATATAATTTAATAGTATATCAACTAATACAGGTTGATCATCTATTGCAGGGTGATCATAAGCATGATAATTAGCATTATAACTTTTAATATATGATCTCCAACAATTAGAACCTTGTTCGGGAAACGTAAGAAAATTAAAGTTAGAAGTATCTAAAGATGCTCCTTCAGTAGCAAAGTCTTCATTTCTATTGTAGTAAGTATTTTCAAGTTCTAACATAGCTGCAAAAACTAATAGTTTACCTCCTAAATTATCTATATAACCTTGAAGCATATCTAACTGTTGATTAAGTTTTTTATACTCATTTTCAAAATCAGAGAATAAAAGTAGATCCATTTTAGCATACTCTAATACCTTTTCTTCTAAATAATTTTTCTTAACAAACTCATAAAATTTAGTATCTAATAACATTAATGCTTCTTTCTTAAAATTTCTAGCATTATTAGCAAAAGTAGTATACCTCCATTTTACATAAGTTTTTGTATTAGCACAAAACTTTTCGCTTCTTAATATTTCAGTTAAACCTATAACAAATATACTATCTTTAACTTCATTAGGATTTTGCTTAATCCATTCATACGTTGATCTTATTATTCTATCATTTGATCCTCCTGCAGATGCAATATTAATTTGTTTACCATTTAACTTATTAGATAATAAAGTAGTAAAGTTAAATGGCTCTTTTTCTTCCCAAGAAAGATTTTCATGTCCTCCAGTATCGTGATGCGTCCTGAGAGCATTACCTTTAACAAAGCTACAACCGTTAAAAACTAAATTCATTTTAATAATCTGTTAATTTATGCTCTACGTACCTAGGTTTAGTTTCAGTTGCTTCTATAAGATCAAAAGGAGATCTAGGATTAAAGTTATCTATCGTTTCGTTTATTCCATCTACTATACCTTGAGTCATTTTAGATGAAGTAAAACCAGCTTCTTTAGATAAAGCCCATTCTCTACCTTTTAAACCTTTTTGTTTTCTATCTGATGGTTTCATACTATAGCTTTTAAAAAGAGCTTCTGCTATGTCTTCTGGAGTACATCTATCGTCAAAAATATAAGGAGTCTTAGGAGAACCTTGTAAACTTATATTAGAAGGAAAAATAGGTATCGCCCACTCCCCACATTTTTTATATGTACCTCTATGATTAGAAGGAAAATCTGCATCGAAATCTATCCATTCTCCTTTATCGTTTTTAAATCTCATCTGATCTTGCATACCCCCTGTAACGTTAGCTGCTATCATAGTACCTGCTAACATTGACTCAGTAAGTGATAACCCCCATCCTTCGTTAGATGAAGGAAGAACTGTTACGTCAGCAATATTATACAAGCAGTTTAGTTGAGCAGCAGATAATTTAGAACTAGAAAATAATAAATTAACATAAGAAGGATCACACAAAGCCTCTTTAAGAGCTTTTAAATCAGTACCGTGTTGGTCTACAACTGAGGTGTGCATTATTAAACCACAGTTTTTAGCTTTTTCTTTCCCAATCTTATCACAAAATAATCTATATCCTAATACTAAATCATGAGGATGTTTTCTACTTATATTTCTTGAATTAAAAAAAGCTACGAATTCGTAATCGTTACCTTTAAGAGTATCTTTTCTAAATTGCTTAAAGTTTTTATCTTCAGAATTAATAGGATAAAATACTTTTTCATCTATACCATGAGGAACATACTTAATAAGTTTATCATCAGCATATTCATTTAAAACTAACTTATTTATGTTCTCTGTTACTTTAGATATAGCTAGCAAAGTATCTACTGATCTGTAGTAATCTTTATTGTATAAAGGAGCAGGATAATCGTCCCATATATTATACCAAATAATAGGAACTTTACTTCTAATTTCTCTTTCTATTTCGAATAACCACACCCAATAACGAGGATCAGTAAAAATTAATATTGCATCGATATCTTGTTCTTTTAATATTCTACGAACTATAGTAGTATCACCGTAACCATTATTAGGTAGTATTCTAACCTCTGCATCGGTAATATCTAACCTTTTATTCATATCATCTGATATGTCTATTAATTTACCTAAATCAGGATGTTGAATAGCAGCTCCTAAATTAAACCAGTTGAAGTGATGAGCAGAATTGCATACTATTTCTCTTGCCATAGTAGCTATGCCTGAATGAACTCTAATATCGTCGCAAAGGAATAAGATTCTTTTTCTATTTTGCTTTTTGATATAACCTTTTAATTTACTCATTTTCTAATCTTAATATTACTTTGGTTATGGATTCTTTTTCTAAACTCTATATCTGTAAGATAAAGAAAAATGGCACGATCAGCAAGTTTTTTAAAAGAAAAATTATCTTCTAAAGCTGCCATTTTAAATTTATCGAAAAGAGGTTGAGTAATTTTAACCGAAGTAAGCTTTTCATGTTTTACTATCATAACTATATATACTTATATATTTATATATAAATAGGCTTTAATTTAAAAACTAGAACAGTATTGACATTTTCCAAAAGGATTAGAGCATTTATAATCTTTATCTAAATAGTTTCCATCTTCATCTAAAACCTCAGATATCATACTGTTCATAGACTCCATAACTTGTTTAGTTTTTCTAGGTCCTGATGATGGGCTAAACTGCTGAACTCTTTTTTGCATAGAAGCAAATTCAGCATCAGCTGGTACTCTTCTCTTAACAATAAAAAACTCTACATCTATTTTATCTTTATCAATATTAAATTGCTTTGCAAAAAACTCTCTATACAGTATAACCTGAGCAGTTAAGTTAGGATTCTTTTTTTGATTATCTCTCCAACCTGAAGTGGAAGTCTTTATGTCCATTATAGTCCATCTATCAGTATTAGGATGATAAAATACTAAATCAACAAGTCCTTTAAACATAACGCCAGGTCGTATCTCTTGGTATAAGAGCGTCTCTATACCAGCCAATTGCATAGACTTAGTACTAAAGTAACCTCCTCTTTTCTTTTCCAAAAAGTCTAAAATATGTTTACCTTCGATCCAAAACTTAGTAAGTTCATCTTGAGTAGAAAAATGCTTATGACCATTTTGAGCTTTACCTTGCTTATAAGCTTTAATCATATTTACATATAATAATTTGTGCTTATCAAGTTCATTAGCATTTTTAACTTTATCATGATACATAACTTCCAACCAAGTTTGCATAGTCTCATGCATAGCAGTACCAAAGCAAGTATAGATATTCTGCTTAAAAGGAACTAGACCTCTTAAGTATTGCATCTCCCATAACTTAGGACATTTATTAAATGTACTGATAGAGCTATATGAAATATGTTTATTATTCTTAGGAGATTGTTTGATCTTACTCTCCCAGACATTCTTTACTAAAGGATTAGTTTTTTTCTTCTGACCTTCTGGGTAAATCTTCTTTGGCATAATCTCTTTTTAAGTCTTTTTTTGCTCTTTCGTAATCAAATGATGCTGGTCCTATATAAGGATAAAAGTGTTTTTTCTCCCAGTGCATGCGGTAATCATAACCGTTTTCAAACTCCTCATTGCATTGGCTGCACATGATGATTTTTCTGCCCACATCAATTGTCTTTCCATTTATCTTTATATACTATTTGACTAATAATACCATAATTAGTAATATCTTGAAAAGTATCAATGAGAGTTTCGTTTTGAGTTTTTCGGCCAGTAAGTATAATATTTTTCCACCTATTAATCTTATCTGATAACCTATACCATAACCCTGTCATAGCAAATTCTTTCTCTTCCTCATTTACTAATTGTGTACCAGCTGCTACATTACCCATACCGTAGTCAAGATGCTTCTTTGCAAACAGTTCTAACTGTTCATCTACTATCTCTTTGTAGGCGTTATATATTGTAGGGTATTCTTTTTTAAGTATTTCTTTAGCACTCATAGCATAACTTATTTAAATAAAGATACGAAAAATATCTGAGATTACCTACAAATATTTTATAATATTGTCGTCTTTATCTACTCTTCTTTGCTGTCCATCATCAAATAAGACTCTATGTCTTGATGGACCTTTTTGAATTATCTTAACTGGTTTGGGATCAATTTCACTATCTACAACCTTCCAGTCTTCTTCTGGTTCTACTATATCATACTCAACGTTGAATTCCTTTCCATCAGGAACTGAGCCTGTAACAGGAGGAGTGAATATAGGAGGATAATCTTCTTCATCAAGTTCATCGAAAATATCTTTTTTAGATACTACTTCACCGTACAAGTTTTTCTTATTAGCCTGATCAAAAGCAAAGTTTGCAGCGACTACTAATGAAATAGCTAAAGGATCAAATACAAATATGATTACTAATAAAAGAATATTTATTATCTTATCCATTGGAGTTCCAGTTAAGCCTGATAGATACTCTAATGGCCCTAACTCACCTGCCACATCTGTATTGTTTTCTAAATCTAATATAGCTAACTGATATTTCTGAAGGCTATCAGCTACTTGCTCTCTTTTTGCTTGAATAGATGCTCTATTTTCTTCTTCAACATTAATACGACTTTGGGATAATCTAAGTTCGGCAGTACTAACTGTTGATCTAAAGCCTGTAGATGATGTCGTGTCTCGTACTTGAATCGAGGTCGCTTTCGCACCAGATAGAGTAGAAATGTTATTAGAGATTCTTTCAAGTTCCTCATCATACCTTGCCACATCCTTTCCATAAAAATCTGTCTTTTGTTCTAGAAATGCTACTTGATTATTCTTAACTGTTAACTGTCTATAAGTATCTTGATATGCTGCACTTAAAAATCCGTATATACCCATACTAGTAATCAATACTAATACTACGGCAGCAATAGAGAGATACGCTCTGAGAAGCTTATTAATAGTATCCCAGTATTGATAAAGAAGAGAAGCTATAACTAATTTAGCTACCTCTAATGAACCAGCCATTATTATAACTTCAAAGCTAGCTCCAGCAAACAGTTTGGATAGCCCGCTTACTGAATAGAAAGCAGCTGATGCACTAACTGATAATGCAGAGAGTGCAATAATAAACGGAAATAGATTTCTTTTTATTCTATTGATCATTTTACAATTAATAAACCTAGTGCTGCTGCACCAACAATAGAACCTACTTTATAAAGTTTTTGAGTCCTAGCTTGTCTTTTAAGCTCTTTCTGCAACTGATCTGATAGTTCTTCAGATGTATCTAATTGAGTTTCCTGTTTATCAATAATTTTCTGGTAGTTTTCTACCTGAGTTTTTAAGTTTGTAACTAACGTACCTTGAGTGAGAAGTTTGTTATTAGTCTCAGTTAAGATTGTCTGCATGGTTTGCATCTCTTTAGATAAACCATCAAACTGTATTAGATCTTTTATAACTAACCTAGCTATAGGTTTAATTAATTGAATCTGCGTACTGTCTGTAGCGGTCTGCGAAAAACTGTTCCAACTCATCATCACCGAAAAGGTCAACAGCATCAAGCTGTTTTTGAGTCTGCTTTTTAATAACATATATTCTAGAATTTAATTTTACTATTTTTTGGTCATATTCTTCTATTCTCGTCTGTAAGGAGTCAGCTTCGTCAATTAAAAAGTTATTTTTAGTATGTAACGAATCTACTTTCTTTTCTAATTGATCTATAAGATCTTCGTATTTTCCTACATCAGTCTTAATAGAAGGTGTTATAAATACCCAATATATTACTGATATAAGTATTATTATTATTATATATGGGATAAATTGTTTCATCTAACTAATATAGTAATTTAATATTTATTACGCAACTAAAGCTAGTTGAAAAGCTTTCCAGTTAAAAGCACTGCCAGGATCAGTTTTACCTTTGCCTTTACCCCTAACATGATCACCAGAGCAATCAGAATGTCTAACTACTTTAGATACAGGTATGTTATACTGTTTCATCCAATACTTAAATACCTCTACTGTTGTATCAAACTGAGCTTTAGAGTAAGTTCCTTTTTGATTGATTTTCTTACTAAAAGATCCGTAGTCATTTACTCCTGGTACTAATAACTCTATACCAAGATAGTGAGAATTTAATCCAGATACACCTTCATGAAGAGATTTTCCTGCATGAAATGCTTTTCCTGGAGATGAGATCATTTTATCGTATGTACCGTCAGGTTTAATAAACCCATGTACACTCAATCCTAACTCTTTAAGAAAGTCTTTAGCATATAGCTTCTTACCTTTCCACATTAAGTACTCACTCATAGAGTGTACTATTATTCCTTTTGGTCTGATAGGCATATTAGTATAAGTTATCTAGTTCGTCATCTGGTTCGTCACAGTCACACGGTTCAGCTGGTGCTGCATCTGGTACTCCATCCATATTCATATCGTTTCCGTTAAACCAGAAATCAATAATACGAGAATAAGAACCTAAAAATGCTCCTAGTACTAATAATAATATTTCTTTCCACTCTTGATTAATGTTTGGTTGTTCACCTCCTTTTAAGATAGCTGAACCTATGCCTAACATTATTAGTAGAAAAGTTAATAATACTACAGAAGTGATTACAAATCTATTTCTGCTAGTATTTTTTTGTTTTTGTAGTTTACGATCTTCTATTGCCATAATAAGTAGTTATATTCATATAAATAGTCAGAAACTTAATCTACCGCCAATCGTAAATGTTTTCATAGTAGGAAAATTAGGAGCTGTAGATTCTATTATATTAGCTCCAACGTTAATACCAAACCTTTGAGTAAGTTTGTAACTAAAAGATGCTCCTGCTATTACCATTAAGTCCTTATTCCATATAGATTCTTTGGTAAACATTTCATATTGAACAAAAGGAGAAGATACTGCTACCATAGGACTTATAGTAAGCTTAGGACTATACTGTAAAGGTTTAGTATAAAAACTAGTTAAAGAAAAACCTAATAGAATAGTATCTAAATACAACTGTCCTTTAATTGAATCAATATCTAACATAGTAACACTAGAACCTACTGCTATACCTGCTACTGATCCTTTTTGTCCTAAGAAAGTCCAGCTATGATTCATCATACCCATATAGGTAGTAAACATTTTCATAGCTCCTAATGATGCTGAATATACTCTACTCACTCTTCCTTCTTTGTTTATATGAACTTTTGAGTAGTTAGCATTTAACATAAACTGCTTTAAGTTATCATATACCATAACATTAAGTCCATAAGTTTCAGTCCCCATTAAGGAAGATTGACTTACACCAAACATTGCTGCCTGAGAGAATCCTCCTGTAGGCATTTCTTGAGATAGTACATTGGCTGTAACGATAGGAGGAGCAAGGTTTCGCTTTTTCTTTTTCTTCTTATCGTCTTCCTCTTCATCCTCGTTGCTGCTTTCCTCTTCTGACTCTTCTTCTTCAGTTTCTTCCTCTTCATCGGATTCTGATTCTTCTTCAGTATCCTCTTCTTCTGATTCCTCCTCTGAGCTCTCGTCAGATTCTTCTTCACTTGATTCTTCATCTGCTTCTTCTGTTTCAGTTTCTTCTTCTGTAGACTCCTCCTCAGTTGATTCTTCTGTAGACTCTTCTTCGGTAGTTTCTTCAGTAGTTTCTTCAGAGCTTTCTTCAGTACTTTCTTCAGTACTTTCTTCTGAACTAGATTCTTCTGTAGATTCTTCGGTAGAAGTTTCTTCAGTTGATTCTTCGGTAGTAGTCTCTTCAGTAGAACTTTCCTCAGTACTTACTTCTTCAGTAGAGGATTCTTCTGATGTTGACTCTGATGAGCTTTCTTGAGTTGATTCTGTTGTTGATTCTTCAGTTGTAGATCCCTCACTTCCTGAAGATCCTGATTCAGTGTTTGATGTTTCGGTTGAAGAAGCTTCAGTAGTTGCTTCTGTACTTGTATTTTCTGTTCCAGACGAAGAGTTATTTGAGCTCGTATTCGGTTCGTTACTACCTTGGCTGTTTGTAGATCCTGCGGATGTTGACGTATTGTTTCCTTGGCTAGTAGTATTTCCTCCGGTAGCAGTCGTATTTTGAGCAGCAGTATTCGTACTCGAAGTATCTGGAGCTGTAGTAGTAGGTTGAGGTGTTTGAGTAGTTGGGGGAGGACTAACAGGGGTAGATGGAACATTAGTTGTCGTATTAGCAGCAGCAGTTGAGGCAGCATTAGTAGCTGCCTGAGTTGCCTGTTGCGTGGTTTGTTGAGTAGTCTGTTGAGTAGCTTGAGCTCCAGTTGTTGTTGAGGAGCAAGGACTAAGACTTATCCACCATAAATAGGTCTCTTCCAACCAAGCCTGAAGAGTTCCATTTTGGAAATCTTGAGAAGTAAATACTCTAGACCTATTGTAAAAAGCTACTACAGTACTGCCGTTCATAGGCACACTAAAGACACTTACTTGCCCAGTGCATCTATCAACATAGGTTTGAACGAGGGCCTGTGAATGACCCTCGAACATCCCCATCGCAGTAAAAAATAAAACTAGTAGTAACTTTTTCATAACCTACTTAATGATCAAATATACCCTTTCGTATCATTCTTTTGACAATCTTAGCTACAGCAGTCTCTAAAGCCTTTCTAGTAGTTACACCAATTGAAGATCCGTTAAACTTTACTTCGTCTAAGTTGTCTGAGTTTGATAAGGTAAGTTCTCTAGTAGTAACAGCTTTACCTAATCCAGAACCTGTCATATAAAGTCCTGATTCGGCATCTACTGCTCTAATTTGTAAACCTAATCGAGTTACTAAAGTATTTTTTACTCCATCTTTTAAGTTTACCGTTTCATCTTCAGATACAGAATAGTCATACACTTCTACATAAATGAAGTATTTAGCAAGAGTAATCTTGCCCATGATATCTGTCTGATTAGCTGTAAAACCTTTTTGAGATGCTTCGTATTGTTTTACCATACGGTCTTTAATAGCATCTCTAGTCTCTACAAACTCAAATCTCCATGTTTCGTCTAAGAAAGCTACAGTTATATTAGTTAGACCTAAGCCTACTCTATTATCTCTGAGTTCTGGGTATTGAGTTAATACATCTTCTGTAACACCTATATTGAGTAATGCAACTGGTACAGGATCACCATTGTATTCAGGGATCGAAAGAATTGAGGTTCTTTTCTCGAAATCCGCTTGATAATCCTCTGTGGTTGTCTTACCAATAACTTGAGCTGAGGTATAGCTACTTACTAATAATAGTAGAGCTAATACTTTTTTACCCAAGGGTATCGAAAATACCCCAAGTTGCGTTAGAAAATGTTGAAGGACTAGTAATTAATTCATAAATTATAAAGGTAACACCGCTAACTACTAATGTAGAAAGCATTGCTGCCCATAAAGATACAAAAATTACTAAACTTTTTTGCGAAATAGTTGTCGCTTCGGATAATTCTTCTTTAATTATAAGAAATGGGTTAATGTAATTGTTCATTGTTTTTGTTTTAAAAGTTACTAAATTCATTTTATTTACCGGAGATCGAGGGTTGCCGCCTTCGGTCTCTTTTTTTTACTGCGATATAACTACCAATCTATCTTCTTCTTTCTTTTTTCAGTTTCAGATAGTTTGGGTTTAGGTTTAACATATACCTTCTTTACGATGGTATCTTTTTTTACTTCTTGCTGAGGTATATTAATAATGACATTAGTTGGAGCTGGGGTAGTTACTTCTTTCACTACTTCTTCTTTATCTCCTTCAAAAAGGCTCTTAATCAATAATCCCCCTCCTGTTGTGATAGCTAGAGTGATAACTCCAATAATTGCTTTTTTAATGTCATTCATAATTAGTCTATTTCAGATGGACCACATCCGTTAGTATCTATCAGACTTATTTCAGTTATAGGAGTATTAGGGCATTGATCTAACCCATTTATAATCCCATCTAGATCATAATCTGAAGCAAATACTAGTAAAGCGATTCCTTCGTTTACTTCCTGCAATTTTACTTTGATAGCTTGAATTTGCTCCATGGTACCAGCTGCCTCGATTGCTTCATTTATCTCAGCTAACTGTAAGTTTAACGAATCTAACGTAGCCATTACTTCAGCAATAGTAGCTTGGTTTTCTTCATTTTGAGCTTCAAAAGCTGCTACTTGATCAGCAATTTCACTAATGTCACTTAGTAAAGATTGTGCATCAAAAGCGACTATTTCTTGCTCTAGTTCTACTAGTCTAGCATTTAAATCATCTAATCCGTCTTCAATAGATTGATTAGAACACGCAACTAAAATAAAACTTAATACTGCGAATATAAGTTTTTTCATTGGATTGTCATTTTAGTCTCTTGGACTTTTTTGAATTTACTGTGAATCGATATATAATAATCTCCGTCTTGAAGCGCCTTCGTATAAAAATTTAATACGTTATCTCCTACTTGTGCGGTAATAATACTTTTAGATATGAGAGTTTTAAAATGATCTCTTATTTCTAAAGTATAGTCTCCAGCTGTTTGAGTCTTAAAATTAAATTTAGTACCATCAGTAATGTTACTATTTTTAAATTGTAATCCTTCGAGATCAGCTATCTCAAGTCTTGTATCGTAATTAGTACTATAAGTAATATATTCGTCATCTCGAGCACATGCTAAAAATAGAACGAACAACCAAAAGTAATACCATTTCTGAAAATTATAGCTCATTATTTTAGTCTTAATATTTGTTGTAATCCTGATATGCTTGCTGCGTCAGTGTTAAAAATGTTTACTAATCCAACTGTAGAGCTAACGTTACCTTCAAATACTACTTTTATAGTAGAGTTTCGAGGAATAGCTTCTCTATTTGAATTTATACTACCTAAATTTACTCTACCATTTTTAGCAGAACCAAAATTAGTAGTTGTATTGCCAGTATCGAATACTACTTCTTTAAATAATATTCTAGTATTATCATAATCTAATTTTAATTGTAGTGCTGATGTATCGTCAGATAGTACTTCCAACGTAGCAACAACATTACCACTCTCTAATGCAACTGAATAGTTAGCATCTATAAATGATTCACCTCTAGCTGATAATCCGTATTGATATCCTTTAGCAGATAAAGATAAATTTTCTTGATCATCTTGTTCTACTGAATGAGATAAGTTAGCATCCCCGAACATAGCTGATCTAAATTCTAATTCAATTGTTGATTCACTAAAATCGATATCAGGTTCCTCTTCGTCTTCTCCAAAGTTATCATCAAATAAAGTCTCTACACTAACACTATCATAAAATTTAGCAGGTATTACTGCTGCAAATTCGTCGAAGGTATCATATTCAGAATATAAATTACTTTCTTCTAATACATGAGCTAATAACATAAAGGCATCTTGACCAGTTATTTCTTGATTCTGATCTACATCAGCAGTTATATATTGAATAGGTCCAAATACTTCTCCTACTCCTCCATGCTCAAATTCTCCTGCTTCCTCTAATGTTATTACTACATCTGATATAGTTACTATTTGATCTTTTAGGTCTTGTAATTCTTCCTCAGTACCATTCCATACAAACTCGTATGCATAATCTACATCGCTTTTTGTAATGAACTCTGTAATATTAGCATCACCGTTTTGATCTAATACCATAGTACCTACTATAGTTTCGTCTTCTTCTACTATTTCTTTTACTACTAATTTTACTTTAGTAGGATCTATATTTTCATTAAAATCAACTCTAACGTAAATATTACTATCTAAATCTTCTAGAGGTTCAAATTCTATATATTGATTAGGATATGCTAAAACTGATCCAACAGGGTAAACGTATTCTTGGTCTCCAGTATTATCAGCTGCTCTTGCCATTGTTATATTTATGGCTTCTTCAAAATTTGCTACGTCTGCATCTTTAACTTTAAAGTACATAGTAACATAAGTACCATCAAACCCTGAGGTAGATACTGCCTGCCAGTGATCTACATTCCATCCATCTGTCTGACCATAACTTCCTCCCCCATTGCTCCACTGAGCCCATAAATTACTTTCAGGGTGGTCTGGGTCTGGGGTCCATTTAGTATTAGTCCATGAAAATAATGATTCTTGAGCACCATCTGGTATATCCCATTCTTGATCTACTAATGAAAATGCTGCTGTATTGTATTCTATATCTACATGTATATAAGTTATTTCATAATCTGATAGGTTATTCAAATCTATACCTACCATTATAGTATCGTTTACTTGTACTTTAGATAAATTATCATTTCCTGCTGTAGTACCTATAAAGTCAAGATCAATATCAATACCATCCTCAGATGATACTAGATCTTGGCCAAAAGAAATGAAAGGTATTAGAATAATCAATATGATTTTTTTCATATGCTTATCCATACCGTAGAGCTCCATTAAGAAGTCTTCTATCTTTTGAAAAAATTGTTTTATTCTATTCATATTTTTAATTTTGTGACCAATTGCTCACATAATTTCTTTATTGCTGTTGAAACATTTGCTTGAGAAAATTTTCCTCCTTTATCTACTACTAAGGTTGCAGTCGAAACAGACTTAGCTTGGCCTTTAGCAGTAACCTGTTTTTTCTTTTTACCTTTTTTTAATAAAGTAGCTCTTGCTATAATAGTATATACGTCAGTATTTTTACTATATACAGCTAGTTGAACGTTACTTTTTTTAACGTCAAAAAATAATAGATCGACAGTAATTTCAGTAGAACTCTTTGGATTAAGATCATATCCTGCGTCTTGAATTACTTCTTCAAGTACATTCTGTACTCCAAACGCAAGATCTCTGTTACCGGCTAAGTTGCCAAGTAAGATCTTATTTTCTACATTTCCTATCTTAACTTCTTGTGCTACTAGAGTTAAGCTTAATAGGAGACTATACAAAAAGAGTAAAAGTTTCATATACTGCGATTTATTGCGCAACCGTTATGTTAACATTTACAAGACGATTGTAAAACAGTTATATAAAACCTTCGTAAATAAATATGGTATTAAAAGTAAAAAAATACAGTAAGAAACAAAAAAAAAGGGCCCGAAGGCCCCTTAATTTATTAAACTGCTTTTTTCTTTAAAATATGATAAAGTACAAAAGCACCTACTAAACCTAGTAGTCCTTCATTACTTAGGGAACCTATGATTCCCATTACATTGTCAATTACTGAAACTTCAGGCCAGAATGGAATTACTGCTCCTTTGAAAAGTACTTCAAGTACTATACCGAGAGCAATGACACTTACTCCTACTTCTGTTAATTTGTTAGCCCAAGAGCTAACGGTTTCCAAAATGTTCATGTGATTTAAAGTTTAATTAGACATAAGAAAACTGTCCGAACTTTGGCAATTGCATTTAATAAATAGGCAAAAAAAACAGGGTCACTTGGACCCCGTTATTCATAATCATGTAAACCTGAATGAGTATCAGTCAAGGGATTGAACTTCCTTTGGGATAAATTCTCCGTTGACGTGTCCGCATTCAGAACATTTAAAGACTGGGATTGGAATAAATCCCGGCTTACTTGTTCCGGTAAGAATGGCTGAGACTCTCCTAAGAACAAGTGCTTGTTCAAAGAAGGTTCCGTTGCACTCTTCGCATAAAACCGCAGTAGTTTGTGATATATCGACATTTGGATTACCCTGCATTACTTAGAAGCTTTTTTAGCTCTTGGTTTACGTCCTTTTCTTGGTTTACCTTTTACGGCTTCACCTATATCGCCTGCTTGATCTATAACATCTTTAGCTGCATCAGCAATATCTCCGAGCTCTTCTTTTACTCTTTTAGCTCTTCTTTTGACTTCTTTAACAGTATCCTCAACCTCGTCAGGAATACCATCTTTGTCGTCATCTTTAGCAAGTCCGAAAAACTTCGTACCTACCCATACTGCTCCAGCAATCGCTGCTAAAACCAGTACAATAATTAGAATTGTCTTCATTTAAAATTTGTTTTTAATTAACGTTAATATATATAAATATCTATGTTTTACTAACAGTAGATAAAGGTTTCCAGTATGTACCGTACCTATCGCACATTCTATCGTAGAAAGTGATCAAATCTTTTGCTCCAGTATTGGTAACTTCTTTTTCATACTGTTTAGAATTAATTTTTATATTTAACAAAAAACCTTTCTTTATCTCTTCTAATTTGCCTCTTTCATCTTTTTCATAATCCTCGTTAAGCCTTTTTATTCTAGCTCTATCTACTGAGGTTTCAGCAGTAAAGACTCCATGATCAGGTTCTCCATTACTTGTAATACTATTTAAATATTTTTCGTTGATAGTATGTTTAGCTAATTCTATTTCCCATAAGTAAGGACCATGATCGAAATCACCATTTAGTATTTTATCTCTGAAAGGTGATTTTTTATTTAAAGGTTTATTCTTAAGAGTATAGCTTCTCCACCACATAAACCTATCATAAGGTTTTTTAAAATACCTCTTCTTAAGTTCTTTTTCTATCGACTTACGAGATTCTTTAGGAATGTAAGGAAGTTTATTCATATAATTAAATATAAGAAAAATCTTACAGGTATCCAACTAGATTAGTAGCGTATTTTTTATTTTGTTCTGCAGTTGCATGTTTACCGTATTCTACATTATACTCTCCGTCAAACCTTTTACTATCTTTATATTCATACCCAGTAAAAGAACCATTCCATATAAGAGTAGTACTAGCTAACTCACAAGCCATCATAACCATCAAATGATTCTTAATAAAGTTATGTTTGTCACTTTCAACAGAACTTAATTTTGTAAAAGCATCCCACTTATCGGGATTATCTTCAAAGTATCCCCACTGTTGACTAGCATAGGGTTGAGGACCTTCGTCAGTCCAGTACTCTCTACGGCTGGGGTATGTGTACATAACGAATACATATTTAGGATTAAACTGTCTTACATAAGAGGTTACTGTTCTTGAAATATAGTCATTAGAACGACCAGTAAAGCCCATATTAATATGAGTCATGTTTAATGCTTCAGCTACATAATGCGGCCAAGTCTCATTATCATTAACTCCTATGCCTTCAGTATGAGAACAACCTACAGATAAGATATCTATATTTTTAGATATAGAATCCCCTCGATACCCTAACTCATTATAAGTATATGTATTTATTCCTGTATCGTCTGAGCCGGATGTTTTAAACGATTTATTAACTCTAGATGATAAAGGCCAATATTTATTCTTTTTCATTTAAAATTCTAGAAGCTACTCGAATAGTTTCAGCATCATACTCAGTTAGCAATCTATATGCTTTCTTTTTAATTTCTGCTTTCTCTCTTAAGTGTTTATCCTCTTGCATTTCATGCCACTTTTTAATTGAATCACTCATTTTTTTTATGTTTATTTTTGCGTGTATATTTCTTCTTATTTTTTTCTACTGTATGCCTAGATGCTTCCCATATGGAACGTAATACTTCATTCGATAATTTAGGGATTTTCGGTTTCATTATAAAATTTACTTTCTCGTATCCAAGTGATAAAAATCCATTTAGTTCCTTTAGTTACAGGATTACCTGCATGTATTGATTCTTCTAATAAAGCTCCGTCTAAAGTATTTCTCCATAATACTCCTTTCCCCATATCAGGTTGTACATTTAAATCATGTTCAGGAAAAAAAGTACTACCCCCTTCATAGTCATCATTTAAATATACTAAAAAGGACCACACTCTATTGCCGCCGTTTTTAAATTCTTCAGCTTGAGCAGGAACACTACTATCAAAGTAATCAAAATGAGCTTCATATTTACCTCCTACATCATACCTTACAACTGTCCCGTTTTCTTGATTTTCAATTGGTGTTGAAGTTGTACCAGCAATCCATTCTTTAAGGTGATGCAGTTCTGGGAATTCATTATTATCAAACCAACAGTTAGAAGCTATTCTATTATCTTTTGTTTCACCGATTACATCGGCTTGGAACATTTTAGGTTTAGCTTTTTCTATAAGTAAATCACAAAATGCTTTATTTAACAGCCCACCATATTCTATAACGTCCATATCTTAATATAGGAAAAAAAAATCAATATACAAACTTATATCTGTTTAGGTTGAAGTAGTCCATCAGTTTTTAATTGAGAAATAAATAATTTTTTTACTATATCTTTTTTATGAGAAATATTGAAAAAAAGTTTTTTATTGTATTTACATATCTGTTTAACTTTATCAGTATTATATTTACCAGCAAGTTCAATTGCAGCGTCTACTACTAATTTATATCTTATTTCATTACTAGCATCATCATATGATTCATCGATAACGTCAGAAAAAGTTTTAAACCCTAATCTTTTAAGTTCTTTCAAATACCCTTTAGTACCATTAACTACAAAAGGTTTTTCTAACATCATAGGTTTGAATATCTTTTCAGTTAAATGACATTGGTCATCTTCTAAATAATATGTTTCGTTAACTATATCTACTTTTGTATCAGAATACCAGTCTGTATTAAGCCAATATAAAAAATTTTCATCGTCTTCAGAAATATGCTCTCCATATTCTTTATCTCCTTCCAATTGATTTTTAGAAACTGAACCATCAACATCAGATTCTACAAGAGTCTTTACATAAGTATAAAGTGTTTTTTCCAACAAATTTCTTTCTTTAAGTTCTTTAAGTAGTAAATACTTTCCTATTCTCATTCTACGATTAAGACATAAAAAGTCATATGAAGGATTATCTGAAGACATAGGTTTAATATGTTTTTGAAATTCAAATAAAGTAGAAATAAAAAAATGAGGAAAGTAAACACATTTAATATTGTACCCACTGTATGAAATAATATTACTAGAAGATAAATATGAATTATTAAATGCTAAAAAAATACTATTAAAGTCAACTCTGTGTTTGGTGAGTATTCCTATATACTCTCTTATATCATCTTTGATTAAAGAACCCTCCATTGTACAATCTAGAATAATTTTTGTACCTTGTAATATAAGTTGCTTTAAATTATTTATATATTTACTACTTCTTATTGAAGACTTATTCTTTTGAAACTCTTTATACCAATGATCTGATGGACGAGAAAAGTCAATTATACCGGAAATAATAAACAGATTACTAGGTGGTATATCTATCCACCTTAAGTCCTCTAGAATACCCATAACTCTTTATAATAAATATGAGAAAAAAAAAGAGGCTTAAATAGCCTCTTCTTTCCTTAAATGTTTAACTTTAATCTTCCAGAGGCGTTGTGCCTCTTCTAATGTAATCACACCGGCCGCGAGTTGAGCTTTAATCTCGAAATAAACTGCTTTCTTTTGTAGCTCCAGTTTGTTATCGCTTTTACCGATATGGGCTTGTGCATTCATCCCGAATAACAGCAAGCCTAGTATTAGCGCTCTCTTCATATTGGATGTTTTTATATTAATAAATAGGTAGTTCTTAATGTTCTCTTGAACTTGCCTTAATGTTCTATTAATATACGAACTTTTAAATGAATTACAAAATTGGCTTTAGTCCTTTGTTATATTTTAAATCACATAATTCTTCAGGTCTTTTATAAATGTTTATTTTATTATCATAAATTTGTTTAAATTTTTCAAAAACATTAACATGAAACTTGGGATTAGGGTGATCATCTCTTGCACAAAGCGGTAAAGGAGAATTTTCATCTGGATCTTCCCAGAACTTATTAAACTCGGTAACATTATAGAGAGGAATGTCTAATTCATAACATAAATTTTTAATAGCAGTATAATGTAAATAATAAAACATCTCAGCATTGTTCTGTTCTAAAAGAAATTTTTTATTTCTCGTTTCTATTTTATAAAGTTGAGTGATACACACATTAGCCCAAGTTTGATAACGCTGATCAAAATATTCATATCTATATACATGAGGGTAGAATAGAAAAACATTTTTTGGCTTTACTATATCCTTCATCCCATATAATAAGCGAAACCCAGTTCCGATACCGGTACCACCGACTGATAAATTTATAAAATTACCCCCAACATACTCATTAAGCTTCCAAGACCAAGTATTCTCCAGATGATGCCCTATACCAAAAGTATGGCTGCACCCTAAAAATACATTACCTTCTATTCCTTCAACATAATCAACAGGACTTCTAAATCCATAATTATTTAGTTTATAAATTATAGGATTTTTTAAATAATAATTAAGACTAGGATTTGTAGGTTCATTTTTTAGCCTTTCTTTAAAAAGTTCTTCTAAATCGTTAGGTACCCATTTAAGAGTCTTATTAGCTTCATGAGCTGTATAGTGGTTAAATCTATGAGTTATCTTCATTTTTTCTCTTATATCTGTAATGTAAATATAAATATATAAAAAAACCCCACCGTTTCCGGCAGGGCTTAGTTGAAAATGCGCGTGGCACTTCGTGAGAGGAGGAAACGCCCTACCCCTTCACAGCGTCCATGTTCGCTTTCTTATAGGGAGTAATTAATTTCTTAATCTCTCCTGCTGCTTTACGAGCTCTTGCTTGTGAAGCTTTAGTAGCTCCTTCATTGTTTTCTTCTAAGATTGCAAACTGTGTTGCGATTGCTTCAAATAATTCTTGTTTATCCATTTTCTTTGTTTTTAAAATATAATTCTCTAATTTTAGAACCCAACTCCATATCGTTAGGATTCTCTTTAACTAATTTAAATATCTGCTCTACTGTTATCATCCTAAGAGCATGTTAGGATCTATTCCTGCTGGTGCTTCTTTTTTATCTTTATTTTTAGTAACAACTGCTTCAGTAATTAATAAAGTACCAGCAACTGATGCTGCATTTTCTAATGCTAATCTAGTAACTTTAGTAGGATCAATTATACCTTCCTTAAACATATTAAAAAAATCTTCTTCTCTAGGATTATACCCAAACCAAAAAGATCCTTCTTCTTTAACTCTTTGTTCTATATCACCTATTTCATCATTAGTATACCCAGCATTTTCCAAAATCTTATAGAAAGGTCTCTCTAGTGCTGAGATAATTATATCGTAGCCAGTTTGTTGATCCCCTTCTAGGTCTCCTATTTGCTCTACTAACAACATAGATCCATTTAATAGAGCTACACCCCCACCAGGTAAGATACCTTCTTCTAAAGCAGCACGAGTGGCGTGAAGTGCATCATCTACTCTATCTTTTTTCTCTTTCATTTCTACTTCAGTATGGCCTCCTACATGTACTATGGCAACTCCTCCTATGAATGAAGCTAATCTTTCTTGAAGTTTTTCTTTTTCGTAAGGTGAATTAGAATTATCTACTTGATTTTTAATATCATCTATACGAGTAGCTATTTTATCTTCATCTCCTTTGGCATCTATAATAGTAGTAGAATCTCTACCTACAGTAACTTTATTAGCTTTACCTAACCAGCTAGGATCAAACTTATCTAGTCTCATTCCTTTTTCGGAAGATATAACCGTTCCCCCAGTTAGTATAGCAATATCTTCTAACATTGCTTTCTTCCTATCACCAAACTCAGGAGCTTTAACAGCAACTATAGGTAAAATACCTCTCATCTTATTAACTACCATAGTAGAGAGTGCCTCTCCGTCTATATCATCTGCTATTACTAATAGTGACTTACTCTGTTGAGAGGCACCTTCTAAGATAGGAAGTAACTCCTTAATAGCATTTAATCTTTTGTCGGTAATTAATATTAACGGATCTTGAAGAACAGCTTGCATTGAGTTATTATCAGTAACGAAGTAAGGAGACTTATAACCGCGATTGAATTGCATACCTTCTACTGTTTCAAGATATGTTTCTCCTGTCTTAGATTCTTCTATAGTTACTACTCCGTCACGTCCAACTTTATCCATTGCAGTATAAATTAACTCACCTACTTCTGTATCATTATTAGCTGAAATAGTGGCAATCTGCTTGAGCTGTTCTTCATCCGTAACTTCTTTAGATTCTTTTCTTAAAAATTCAGTAACATCTTTTACTGCTTTATCTATACCTCTTTTGATATCTACAACGTTTGAACCTGCTTGTATTTTATTTAATCCTTCGTTAAGGATAGATTGAGCAAGTAATGTAGAGGTAGCAGTTCCATCTCCTGCTTGATCTCCAGTTTTAATAGAAGCTTGTTTTACTATTTGAGCTCCTAAGTTTTCTACTTTATCTTTAAGTTCAATTGATTTAGCAACTGTAACACCATCTTTTGTAGATGTAGGCATACCCATATCTTGTTCTAATATAACATTACGTCCAGCAGGACCTAAGGTAGCACTAACTGCATCTGCTAATTTGTTTACTCCGGTAGCTAAATTATTTCTAGCTAAATCGGAAAATGTAATTTTTTTGCTCATAACTATTCTTGTTCTACAACTGCTAATATTTCTTTGTCTTGTACTATATAATATTCTTCTCCTTCAAAGTCTATTCGAAGAGTCCCTATTTTAGGTAGAAGAACTATATCTCCTTTTTTACAAGACCTCACACTTATTAATTTAGAAGGATCCAGTTCAGATTGCCTTCCTGGTCCTACATCTAATACTTCTCCCATTTCTGGTTTTTCTTTACCCATATCGGGAATAACTATAGAACCGTAAGTCTTTTCACCTTCATCGATAGGCTTGACTAATATACGGTCATTAGTCGGTCTAATATTTTTTGCCATTTAT